TTAGAAGCTATATCTTGAGCATGGCGGATTTCATATTCACCTCTACTTATTGCACCTGAAGTAGTAATCTGTTGTTCCTGTCGAGAGACTTCACGTTGATTAGCTTTGAGTCTCTCTATATTCCTAGCGTATGATTTAGACATTATGAGAACATCCCCATTTGTACCATTTCCCTGTCTTTCCAAGGTGTACCAGGAGTATTAGATTTGTATGCTTTATATCCCTGTAATCCTGTACCTGCTAATCCAAGTATAAGTCCAGCTTTACTAGGTCCAGCTTCTAATGTAGGTGCTGCAGGTCGGAAACCATGTACTGGGGCATGTGCTACATCTCTAAATAATACATCGGAATCATGTTTTCCTGCTCTATATGATTTTTCTTTAGCTCTGTTAGCTTCAGTTGCAGCAAACATTTTAGAATGTATTGCTCTTGCTTTCTTCCTGCCAGCTTCCATAGCTGACTTACCTGCCATTCTAGCTGCACTAGCTCCAGTCTGGGTACCAGCATAAGAGCCTTCATGCATCTCTATAATAGCATCTTCAATTGCAAAGTCTTGAGTTGCAAAGATTTTTTTCAATTCAAAATCTGTATCAGACCATTGATCCATCATCGCTTGATATGTTCTATCTTGATCCTGATCTTGATCTATGACATCGCTTAAATATTTGACATTATCAAGATTAGCGGTGACTTCATATTCTTTATTTTGTCTATGAAAGTTTTGTAATTTAGCATTATTACGCCCTCTAGCAGCTGATGTTTCAGCTTGATGTCCTGCTATTTGTTGGGCACCTGCGATCCCCATCGAGATCATTGATACTGGTTCGCACACGGCAAAATTCTATAAAGGTTAATTGGTTAGGACCAT